CTAGCCTAATGGCTTGAGGGGGGAAGTATTTTAGGTTAAACCCTGACATATTTCCCCCTAGTTATTAATTTGTAGCGTAGCTGTATTTAATCAAAAGCTCATCGCCGATAGCGATTCTTGTAGCAAGGTCTCCTGCAAATGTTACTCTACTTACACCACCAACTACTGATACTGTAAAGTCAGAACCATTCTTTTGCTGAGGCCCACCAAGAGGTGCGATTAAGATTGACTTAGACTCAGCTTGGTGAGGTAAATCAAAGTATCCGTTAGCGTCGATAGTTGCATCAACAGTAACAGAAGTATTCTCTGGAACTAAGAAGTTCGCAGGATTCGGAGCTTGTGCAAAATCTAATACAGTTGTATTTAATACGATAGGGTCAGCCGTAGTTAATACGTATAACTTTCTAGCGTTCATTAGACCTTCTGTAATCAATACAGATAATCCGTTAGTAATTTCTGCATCACTGTCAGCATCAGTCGAACGAGACCATGCGCCTACAGCCGCAATATAGATACCGTTTTCTTCTCCGTTAGTTTGATTCTTAACCAATACTCTATCACCTGCAACAGTAACAACACCGTCGATAGATAATAAACCACCAGTAGCTAAATCAATATTTGCAGTAGATGCAACTCTACATGCGTCTTTAGGGTCTCTTAACCCTGCTAGTACATCTAGTACGTATCCTTTGTTTACTAAGTCAGCGTTAACAACAGGAGTCCCATTGAATTGTGGCTGAGTTAAAAACTCTGGTAGGTCAGACGCATTATTACCTGCGTCTACACTATAATCGACACCAAATTGTAATGGTACTCCGTGCATAGTGTACACTTTTAATTTACCGCCTGCTCCGGGAGCCTGCGTTATTGTTACATATTTATTCGATACGTCCGTAAGATTTAGAGTTGCATACTCTACCTTCTCAGCCGTAATCAAATCGTTAATGCCTATTCCTGAACCGCCAGATACACCCTGACTAATATCGGTTAAAGCCATTACTTGTCTCCTTTAGCGATAGCATCAGCATCCATGATACCTGTAGATGCCGTCGGTTCATAGCGTAATCTTGCCCATCTGTACGGAACATTTCTATCAATCCAAAACTGAGAGCCTGAACCAGATACAGTTGCAGTATCGAAAGTTTCCCATGTAGTAGGTGAACCAATCTCACCAGATACTTCAAAGTATAAATCACCAGAAGGTGTACCTGTCCACTTAGCATGGATACCAAGGTGAACCATATTGTTTAAATCTATTACCTCAGAGATTAAAGTCCCTGACATATCTTGTGCTACGAAAAGTCTTTTACCAATTGTATCCATTTAATTCTCCTATAAAATATACCATTGAGTTCCATCTGCAATACAAGTAACCGACTCATATGAAGATAATAACTGATAACTCAGTCCAAATCCATCAATTCCTTCCACAGAATTAATTATACAGTTAGCTCGTAATCCGTCCATCTTAATCTGCACCTGTCTACCGATAGTTGCCGTAGGTAATACTACAGTAACATCGTCAGACTTTACTATAACTATATCTTTATCTGCCGCATTATACACCTCTGTAGCACTCTTTATCACCACTGATGGAGGTGTAGGTATAGAGCCTGATAGTGTAGCTATGTCACTTGCGTTCTGTGCAATATCTGATTGAGCCTGAGTCATGTCAGTCTGTAGACCAAGAATCTCCGCACTATTTAAATCAGCCTGAGCCTGTAATCCTACTACGTCGATAGCCTCTACCGCAGTTACTCTGTTGTCCAGAGCCACAACATCTGCCTCTATAGTAGCAATGTCGCTTGTATTCTGTGCAATCTGATCTTCGTATGACGGCCCTACTAATGGGTTAATGACAGCTTGGCTTAATCCTTGAGCTTGCTCTTGTAGACTCATAACGATTAGGTCTAACGATTCCTCTACAGCTTCCGCAGGGAACGCACCTTTAGCAAAGTTAGTTAGCTGAGATAATGAAGTCGCTCTTTCGATTAGTACAACATAACCTGCACTTGGCTCAGTAGTGAATACTACCTCAGAAGCAGGATAATTTGTATGATCTATAGAGTACGGTATTACTACTTCTACAGGAGCAGAAGGGTCAGTCACATCGTAAACTGTAGCCGTAATGTCCAAGCTGTTTTCTAGCACGTAGAAGTTAATTGCAAAGTTTGTAGTCAGTCCATCGGCTACGTATTCAATGTAAGTGTTTTGATTGCTGAACGCCATAGTAATTCCTTATTTAAATTTACGCCCTGTCAAAGCGTCATGTTGTAACAAGTGTCCTTCTGCCGCCTTAAGTGGAAACCAGTTTGATGGTAACATATTTCTTTTAACAAATTTAGCTAAATCTAATCCTACGTCAGACCACTCTTTATCTCCTACAGTAGCATCTAAAGCAGTTGCACCTATCTTACCGAAATCTTTTGCCACGGCAAAGTTAGGGCCTAGAACGTATTCAGCCGCCGCCCCCGGCCGTCCAGAGTATCCTGTCTCTAGTAAGTCAGAGAATACAGGAGCAAATGCCGCCTTATTAATATAGTCAAATGCTACCTTTTGGAATTGCCCATCTTGCAGTTTCTCCATAGGAGAAGGTCTGCCTGATATTACGGCTCTAGCTGATTCGATTCCCATGTAGGTAATTGCAGATACCACAGCTAATTCTGCGGCTGATGTAGCAACTCTGCCCTTACCTCCTACTGTATTAATTTCTTCTAGGGCTTCTTTATTTGCCATGACTAGCTTCCATGCAGTTTCTTTGAATTGCATAACTAGCTTCATGATTTCCCTAGTAGTTTGATCTTTGTTGTACCCCATACCTAGCTGTCTCTTAGTCTGGGCTGTAGGTTGTGGAGTTCCTTTGTGTACTACATCGTCAATGTAGTTTGAGTATTTGAAATATAGAGCCTGCGCTTCTTGAGGAGGCATATCTAATTTGAGTACATCTGATGGGTCTATGAGAGCGTACTTATCTACTTTCTTTCTTTCAAGCCCATTCATAAGTGCAAGTTCTTTCTCTGAGAATCCATACTTCTCAATGATATTCTTAACCTGATATGGGTTACGCTCACCTGCAACTATCTTCTCAAAATTAACTGCGTGGTTGATAGCGTTAGTAGTCTTTGAATACATCGTTTGCAAAGGTGTACCTGTCCACTTAGAGAATCCTCTTAGAAACTTATTAGACTTTTCTCCTAAATAGTTTTTAGCATTGTTAGAGCTTAGTCCCATATTAATTAAAGGGTCTACATGCAAAGCTAGTCCTAGAATGTCATCGACCTGTTTAGCCAAACTATCTCCACCTGCTACTTTACTACCAAGGTCTTTAAGACCTACAGTCATGAATGTGCCAATAGATTTAGCAAACGATTCAATTATAGGTGCGCCTGTCTTAGAGGAATACTGTAAAGCAGAAGGTATAATATCGTACCCTGCTGTGAATACAGATGACCCTAGCTTAGTGAAAGCTGACATAGCTCTCATAGTATTTGCAAACTTAGTTAAATGTGTAGTCGGAGAATGAGGAGGGGATACTACGTTAATGAACGCCCCTGTTATATCTCGTATGATAGTATCTCTGACGTTCTTATCTTCTATGCCTGTCACAGCATATTCTAAGATACGTGCCATATTAACCGCAGGTTGTACGCCTAGATTCTGAGCATTGGCAATGAATGTAGAGTTACTCTTTATCTGAGTCTCTAACTTATGCGCAAGTAATCCTTCTTGACCATACTTGCTTTCGATACCCCAAGCACTCTCGCCATCTTTGAATATAATAACTCTTTTCTTTAATTTAGATTTATAGTTTTTCGTAGGCCCTTTACCAGATAGGTCTACAACAGGAGGATTTACATATTCGTCCTGTACTTCCGCTAGGAATTTTTTAAGCTCAGCCGGATTGTTTCTATAGAACTCTGCCTTAGTCTTGCTGAACGTAGAATCCAAGTCTATTGCCTCTGCCATGTCATCAACAAAGTTTCCACTAATCAATTTAGCAGGGTCATAGTTACCTTGCTTTAATAGATAACCTTTACGGTATCCAATCTTTACACCTGCGTTCACAGTGAGTGCGTGGATAAAATCATTCGCTTTCATAATAGCGTTCATGTAGCCACGTACATTAGGGTCAGTTACATTAGGCTCTCTATCAAGTCCATGCTCATACATTGCAACATACGTTTGTTTGTCAATCTCACCAGATAATGCAACCTTTTCTACATTCGCATCTTTTAGTTCGTTAGATAAAAGCTGAGATGTTCTGTTGTTCAAGGTTCTTTGTGACGAATCTACAGAGTTATCACCCTCTAGTATATTATATAATTCTTTAGTTAACTTTTTAGTATTCCATGTTCCGTCAGGATTACGGGCCGCTTTATCTAGTCTTGTCTTTAGCGCAGTAGTCTTTACTACATCGTTTAGGAATGTGACTTTTGAATTAGCCAATACCTCAGACTTCTCAGCCATCAGGTCTTTTAGTTCCTCTAGGAATTTCTTTACTTCCGCAGGAGACTGAGCCGATGTTATTTGATCTACAGTAGCATCAATATCTGCGGCTATTTCTTTGATGGCATCTCTTTCTTCTTTAGAAAGTTTTCGTGTAGTCTCTAGGGTTTTAACAACCTTGTCTATACAATCTGTAACAGCCATTATTTCCCCTTATATAAACAGCCTGCTAAGGCTTTAACTATATTTACATCTTCATTTGCGTCTAATGACTGCAATGTCCCTTTGACTTCGTCTAGTACCTCAGGAGCTTGGCCCTCTACTTTAGGTGCGGTCTCTTGCTTGCCTAATGCAGATTCTAGTTCATCAAAGAATTGCAGTTCATCGTTTAAATTCTGCTTTATTGTAGCATCCTCATCTAGTGTCTTGGCAATAAGATCATCAGCTTCTTTAGTAACTTCTTCTGCGTAATCAATCTTTTGCTTAGGGTCATTGAATCTGCCGTACTCATCAAGCTCTAACTTTTTAAGTTTATCTACAATATGCTTTTCTGTGTCTGGGTTAAACTTAGTCAATGGGGCACTAGCAACCTTCTGATGTTTATTGTTCATCATAAACACCATGTTATGTGCGTTAGGTTCGCCCTTGTTCATAACCATATGTACGCCATCGTAACCAAACGTCTTTAATAGACCTGCAATAGTGCCGTCTACATTTATATCCATATCGGAATCTGCCATGACTTCTCTTGTAAAATCCAAGAAGTCCTTAAAGTCCTCAGCATATTTAACATTGGCATCTATAAGTTCTAATAGTTTAGGGTCTACGTTTTTATTTAGATTATATAGCTCCTGTTTAAAAGCATTAGCCAACATAGGAGCGTTTTCTGCATACGCTGTCTTATCAAAGATAGCCGCATTTGCCATGTTATATGTATCTAATTTATTCTTAGGGTTTATTACAATACCTTCTCTAGTAGCGTAGTTATGTACAAAGTTTGAGTTATCACTAAGACCTACACCAAAATCTGTCACATGTGTGTCGTCCATAGTTTTATAAAACTCTGTACCTGCTATAGAGAAATCATCAAGATTATTAAATTCATATTTAGTTTGGTATGATCTAGTCTCGTATAAATGAGTATCTAATCTTTGCTTTACATAGTCAGGATTAAATACGACCATGTTTGCTTCTGATTTAATTGCGTGGTCTTGCATATCTGCAACTAATTTAGTACCTGCTTCTCCGTAACTTTCATTTATATGTGAAGCTTTTACATTCTCTTTTTTAATCAATTTACTGATAGCTCTGCCCGTCATAGCACCTTGGATGCTTGTACCCAACACTGTACCTGCCATGATACCGTAGATGCGATCTTTGGTAGATACTTCTTGATTAGTGGCATACTCTTGGAGCTTGCCAAAAGAATACTCGGTTGCAGTATTTACAACTACGTTTTCTATTGCGGCAAATCCTACAGCTTTTGTAATCTCTTTCCTAGCTACTTCTCTTGTTATCTTATTAACTGCTGATGCAGACACAGACTCTATCGTGTACATGCCTAGCTTTTTCATAGCGGCACTAGCCCCTATTCCCATAGCTAGGTTGATAGGGTCAAGCATACCGCCTGCTAAATTACCTACAAATGAAGATATACCTTTAGTTACTGAGCCGTATCTATTCTCTATCTCTTGTTGTTTCAATGCGTACATCTGACTATCTTCATAGTTAGATTTAACAAAGCGTGCATGTCTCTCGCTAACCATCTCACCTTTACCAAAAGCTACAGGTGTTCCCTCTAATCCGAATGAGGCATTAGCTTCTTCGGCAGACAACGTGCCTTTATCCATAGCCCCAGACTTAAAGTAATTATAAGCTTGGTATGTAGGAGAGGCTTTCCATCCTTCTTCAATAGGGTCAAGTATAAGATCAGATAATCCAACATCTGTCTCAGAACTCTCCACTAATTGTTTCGATCTGTTTATCTCGTTATCAGTTACATCAAACATTATTGTTCCCCGTATAACCCTTCATCTATTGGTCTGCTTTCTATTTGTACAGGTTTTCTAGCCTTATCGTTATTAATCATATCTAGCATATTTACGTTGAAGCGTCTGGTTTTACCGCCCTGTGTTTTCATATACAGAGGAATTATATTTGTAGCTGTTCTAATGTAGGCACTTACATTATCTGGGTTAGTACCATCGTTGACTATCATAAGACCGTCTCCAAAGTATTTCTGCGCTAATTCTGCTCTTGCCTTAGGGTCTGTCTCACTAGCAACCTTTTTCATTTGCATACCTGTAAGCGATTTAGGTTCGGCAGATGCTAATGCGTTCCAATCAATATTACCTGCTATCTCTGACAAGGAATTAAAGTTAGTCATATTATTTAATGTTGTAGTTAAATCATCTTCTGTATAATTCTTATTATTAAGAGATTCTCTAGGGATAACGACACTAGCTTTCTCTTGAAAAGACATTGCCATATTTTTCTGCATACGTTTTTCTGCTTCTTCAACAGCGTTAGATGCAGACATTTTATCGGATACCATATACGTCATAGCTAAAGCTTTAATGCCGTCAGTATATCCATTAGCAAAGTTATCATTGTCCGATAATTTACCGTGTCTAATCTTAGATATAGCTGTGCTTTCTCTTATATACTTATCAATTTTTTTATACTCATCTTCAGCTATTACTTTTTTATTCTCGTCCATTCTATTAATAGCGGAATAAACATCTGCTAATTCGTTATCGTTTGTAAAATAGTTACCTAACGCTAAACTAGCAGGTGCGTTCGTACTGCCTGATGCAGTTCCTCCACCTAATTGAATAATATCTGATAAAGCTTTACCTGCGTAAGACCCATACTTTTTTTGAAGGTCTCTAGTAAGCTTTAGCATATGCTCACCTGTAGGGTCAGCGTCCCCTGAGTTTACTTTTTTGAATAGCTTTCCATATTCTTGTGCCTCTGCCACAGACATAACTGTTCTATTTTGAGATTCTACTTTATTGGCATTGTAGAAATCATTCACCTTTGCCATATTACCTTCGAGCTTAGATGGGTCTTTCATATCTAGTGCGAACTCTGGATTAGCGTCCATATACGACGCCATAGCTCCACCCTTTGTGTGAATCTTGGCTTGCATAGCCGTAAGCTTTTTCTGAATTAGCTCGTCCATAGCACTACTGGATGGGGCACGATCTCCAAGTAACTGAGCCTTCATTACAGATATGTCTTTAGCTATTTTTTCTGGGTCGCTAAATATATTTTTATTAGCTATAGCCACATCGTTAGCTATTATAAAAGCTCCAAGCTCGTCAATCTTAGTCTGATGTTGCTCTGGCGTTTCCCACGGTTGAGGAGGCATAGACATTTGTGTAGTAAATGATTTTACTGCGGCCCCTCTTACTGGAATATACTCTTGAATGTTATCTATTTTAACTACGTTATTATGAACCATTTCGGCTTTACGTCTTGCTACAGCTATGCCTTCTTCTCTATACCTATCAAAGTTCATCTGAGCGGCAATCTTTTCACCTTCGGTTAGATTAACCCCTAGTTTATCCATCCATTGTTTAGCCTTAGCCTCAACCTCAGGAGACCAACCATTGCCCATCATGCTTGAGGCATTGATAGCTAAAGTCTTTCTTGTTGTAGCAGAAGTCTTAGCTATTTCTTGAGCAGAAAATATTCCATTTCCACTGTTTAACACAGCAGTAAAGTTACCCATATCTTCGTCAGTTAATGTACCATTGCGCATTTTCATTTGCATATCGTACGCCATAGATTCTACTTTATCAGAGAATCCTTCCTTGATCTGCTTGTTCTGTATTTCAAACGCAGAGTTAATCATGCTGTCTAGCTTAGGCGCAACTAATTGGTTATATAAACCTGCGCTCTCAGCTTTACCGTCCATACTAGCTAAGTGTCTAGTTCTTAGGGCCGTTACTTTTTCACTGGTAATATCTGATAAGTCCCTTCCTTCAAATTTGCCATTGATAGAATTTTTAGCAAGCTGTTTTATTTCTTCTGTAAGAGCGTTAACTTCGTCCTCAGCCTTCGATACTCCGTCAAGTGCGTCAGCTTTAGCTTTTACGTTACTCCAAGTATCCGCTAACTGTATCGCCTGCTTACCTGCACCTCTTAGAATCTGAGTTCCTACTGATTTAATAGGCTCGATCTTAGCTGTGCTAACATTCATACTAGGAGCGGTATCAAAATTTCCCTGTGGTATTCTTGGCATAATATCCTCTACATTGCTTTAGCGTAAGCATAGCTAGAACCCATACCTAGTAATGTCTCTAGTGGTGCCCTATCTACTTTAGCTTGCATCATTGTTTCTTCTATTTTACGTTGACCCATTTCCCAATCAAGCTCACGCTTTTTCTGTGCTTCTGCCTGACTAGCTTGAATCATAGTGTCCGTTAATACATTGATAGCAGACCCTTCTAGTTTAACGCCTGACTTTACAAACGCTCCTTCTTGAGCCGCTTTAACTTGTCCTGCTTGTTTTCCTATTAAAGATAATAAAGCATCTCCTCTTGATTGGAGTTCTTTAGTTTGCATTTTATGAGTGTTTAAAGCAATCTGTGAGTTAGTATAGTCTGTGTAACCCTCGGCAAAATCTGCCGCTAGTAGACTAGCTGTACCCATGGTACGCCATTTCTCAGGGTCTCCACCATAGCGTTTAACGTACTCTTTCTGTTGGGCACGAAGTAATAACAAAAGATTTTTAGACTTATTAGAGTTACCTGTATTTAAGGTAGACGTTCCTGTTGCATCAGCCATCGTTGTTTACTCCCCTAAGTGTGATATTATTAATCATACACGGCCCTACATCATCATGTCTAATATAAACTATATGATCTAGTTCAGTATTACCCATCATTTCAAAAACTGCTTTATTATCAGTAATAGGAACAAGATCGTAATTATATCCATCTGTTCCTACTTTTATATTAGCGCAATGCGCTGTTCGTATCAATGCTTGATCTATTCTCTTTGCCCCCATTTGTGCAGTCTCATAAGCCTGTCCTGCTTCAACTGGCATGGTTGCTATTTCAAATGCGTACTTAGAACCAACGGCAAATCCTGTGTAGGTCTTAGGTAATTGAAGTGAAAATGAACCGTCATGTTCTACTTCGTACCTGTCTACAGTAACTCCGTCAGTCGCATATATAACAATTGTCTCGTCTTTAAACGTGTCGATATATTCTATTGTATCTGTAGAAACGCCATCATAAGCAAACATTCTATCGAGGTAGTTTAATTCCTCAGCGTATGCGCTTAAAATATCTGCCGGAATAGTGGCCAATAATAAAGCATCAGAAAATGTATAGTACAGCATTTTTCCATTAGGAACTTTTATACATGCCACTCCCATATCTTTATAGTCTGGTGTAGCTAGTGATACATAATCTACCATCTTCAAGTCGTCTGTGGACTCAAAGAATTTAGTAAATCCTAATGTTCTTGTTTCTTGGTTGTATGCTAAAGCTACGCAGTCACCTTGGCTAGTCACGCACATTATAGAACTGAACTCCCTAGAGAAACGCATTACTGTTATAAAATTATCAGTAGAGAATTTTCCATAAAGTAAAGTTACTTCTTTAGATATATAAGACCCATTAGATTCATTATATAAATACATATATATTCTAGTACGTGTACTATCAGTATAGAAAACAGTATTGTCTAAAGCTACGGCCATTAAAGGTGATGCTGACTTAGTGGCAAATGGTCTTATACTAACATTTGTTTGAGACACTATGCTACCGTCACCATCTAAAAAGTATTGCTTATTTTGTGTGCTTACAACACCAAACCTAGACGCTTCAACCCAAGTTATAGGGGCAGAATCTTTTGAAGCTATTGTAAAATTATACGGGTCAGTGGGTAATATATCTCCATTGTAATTATTATTAATTATACTGTGGGATACCTGATAGTCTCCACCATTAATATTGTAGATTTCAAATGTCTGTGTTTCTGGGACTTGCAATCTATTTCCCTGCATAATATTAGGATTATTTATAGCCGATGCGTAGATAGTCGAGTTATTTAACTTTGTACCTGCCATAATCAAACGTGACTCAAAAGTTGCAAAAACTTTAGGGTATCCGTTAATAGGACTAAACGCACTAAATCTCCAATCATCAAACCATTGGGTAGTGGCTTTAGCTACTAGAGGATAGTCGTATAAATCAGCTAATCCGATACCAAAATTGTATGTGTAGTATGGAAGTACCGTAACTTGTGTAGGGGAAATATATGCGCTTATGAAAAGTGCGTCTGATGCTAATCTATTATAGGTAGTGCTGTCCATAGCATCGTTTATAGTGGCATCCAATTTAGTTATACCTGTAAGTATTATTTGAGAACCTACATGATCTGCGCTAAACGCATTAAAATTGGCCTCTAGTGTGTAAGGCCCTTGAGTATTGGCACTTAATAAACGCATCTTTTTTGTACTATCGTTATTAGAGTCTAAAAAAGGAACAGACTTAAACGCAGAAAAATTTATCAAGTCTACTCTGATATTCGCTATGTTTGATACATCTATAATAAAAGGCTGAACCTGTCCTGTATAATTGGTCATGTATATTTTAGACCCTATAGCTACTCCGTTCCACCCATACAATAAGGCTGTTCCAGTTAAGCTAGGTACAAATGAAATAGTGTATGGTAACTCTTGTATAGAGCTATCCAACAAACGCATTGTGTACCCATTAGTTGTCCCTACAGCAAACTCTACTAATATAGAAGTACCGTTCTCAAGAATAAATTCTAAAATATTTACTAGGTCAGTATCATCTGCATTTCCTACACGCTGTCTTTGCTTAGACCCAACTCTTTTGTAAGCTCCTCCTTGTGGATTGAGCAAACAATTAGAAGTGTAAGATAAACCTGCCTGATATTCTTGCACATCAATGCGCCCGAATAAGTTCTCGGATAGTTCACCAGAACTAAAGTTAGTTATAGGCTTTATGAATCTCACCAGATGTCTCCTTCAATATCGGCGTTGCCAATAGTGCGTGAGCCTGACCATGTATCGAATCTATAATTGTCTGGAGTAATCTCCATAGAGTTAAATGATCTAGCCTCACCAATCCAGTATTCATATTCCTGCATTAATGATTGCTTCATATTAGAACTCTGATTGATAGAATAGCAAAGGTCTGCCGCTAATGCGCAAGCAATAGCCTCTCTAAGGCATACGTCGAATAGTTCCTCAGGTGTGTTAGAGGATATATATGATAATTGTAATTCTGTTTCTAATGAAAGTATTTTATCTCCCTCTAGTTTATGGGGAGTGTCTACATTAGTAGATACTATACGTAAGCAGTCCAATGGTTTTTGAAATAAGTTCTGCTCACCAAAAGCTAAAGTAGTATTAAGCTTAGGCAATAGCGCACGCTTGATAGCGCAAGTCCAGTTATGTCCACGTAATACTCTGTTTTTGATTTTAGGATATTGCTCAAGGCATAGCCTCGCTCTTTTATTATCCTCGTTTAAATTGTTTATGCGTTCTGACCCAAGCTTAATTAAAGCCGAGTTGCATATATCTGTATCGACAGCCATAAGTTCTCCCTAAATAAAGAAGGGGGTTTTACCCCCCTTTATTATACATAACAAATATAATCTAGGGAACAAAGATTATTCTGTCACGTAAAGAACTAAGGCAAATCCATTTGCCGAAGCATCTGCATCAAGTGTTACCGTGGCATCTCCCTTTGCAGAAAGCTTGTCACCTAGAGCGTGATTGAATACAGGAGCAGTACCTAAACCACTTCCTTTAACGTCAATTACTCTAGCTCCGGCAGGTAACTTACCGAAATAAAGAACGTCACCACCGGCCGCTCCAGAGAAGCTGTCGAACATGCAACGTACTTTACCATTGTACTCACCGATATCAGCAAATTGCTTTGGCGATTGGTTGTACTCTTTGTCGTAGTTTGAACCATAAATATTAGCCATAATTTACTCCTTATTCTTTACAAAGAACTTCGATAACTTTTGATTCTTCCATTCTTGTTGCACCCATAGTCATAGAAGCATATACCTGAGTAGCATAGTGCTTATCTGGTCTTGGGTCGATTTTCCCTTGAACTTCTGAACCTAAAGCAAGTAACAAGCCTGAACCTGCACAAGCGATGATTCTTCTAGCTCCGGCCGCAACAGAGTCAGAACCAACACCAACTGCTCCAGAAGCCGCATCAAATTGAGTAACTGCTGTAGTAACAGGAAGTCTTTCTAATCTGATGAAGTTAAATCCCATGAATGTATTGATTTCACCGTTAACAAGTGCTTTTACGTTTGCATAGTCAGCGTTAACAAGCTCAGTTTCACCTAAAAGGTTATCAATTTGCTCAGCTTCGCAGATAATGTACATAGGCTCCATGTCAATTTCTGATTGGTTGAATTTCTTTTTGATTGCTCTTAATGTTCTTAAGTTTAACCCAGAAGAAGCTGAACCATCAAATGCTCCGATCTTTTGGCTGTTCGGAAGGATAACAGCTTGGTTGCCTTCTTTCCCAGAGTACGCTGTACCTAAAGCTCCTGCGATGATAATATCATCAATCTTTCTTCCGAAAGCCATTTGAGCCGCCATAGCGTATTGAGATTGAGGGTCGTGGATAAGTCTTAACTTATCTTCTTTGTCAATTAGGTCAGCCCATGCGTAGTCTGACATAGTGACACGTCTACGTCCATGAATTACTTGAGTAAATTCAGTGTCAGAGTGACGACCTACTTTCTCAAGAACTTCAGTTGGTGAGTAGTTATCGTAGAACCCGACTTCTCCGTTAAGAGTTTCTGTTCTTACGATTGATCTTAAACGAGATGATTTTTGTTGAGCAAGGTGCCACACGTTTGAACTAAACTGTTTTACCATATGCTCTGTAATAAATTGAGACATATTTCTCTCTCCTTGATAGTAAATAAAAGTTTGATTAGTTCGATTGGATTGTCCCTGACGGGGTCTATATCTGGACGTTACTTTGTTGGGTCTGTAGTCAGATTGTCCTATAACGTCTTATAGGTAATTTTAGTTACAAATATGGGGGCGTGTCAAGCCCCCTTTTAATTATTTTCTGTAAGCCATTTGGTAAAGCTTCTGTACTTCGTCTACAGTTCTCTTATGATCGGGGTGCATAGCATTGAAGTATGGCCCATTAAAGTCGCCCATAATAGTGTTGATCTTAGCTTGAGCTTCGTCAGGAGACATAGAGTATGCAGGTTTTCCTTCTGCATTGAATTTATCTTCTTTGAAGAAAGAGTCACCAATCTTAGAGAAAGCCTTGATTAACTGTGGGTCATTGCCTAATCCTGATTCGTTTAGGTAAGCTTGGAAATCTTGACCGCCAAACTCTAGTACAGCTAATTTAGCTTTTCTTAAGTTCTGATCGAAAGCATCTCCCCATTCTGACTTAAGACCGTTGACAGCTTCTTCAAGAGCGTTGCCTTGTTGTTGCTCCATAGCCGCCGCCTGCTCTGCTGTGTACCCATTAAGGAAGTCCAACATAGCTGATGCTTGGTCAGGCAATAGGTTTGCTTCGTATGCCTTCTGCTTAAATTGATTAATTAGTTCTTCGTTGAATACTGGTTTCTCAGGAGTCTTAAGTGCATACTCCTCAAGGTTACTAGGTAATCCTAACTTCTGATAGAATCCCAACCATTCTTCTTTGGTAGAGTTCTTATTAGGAATAACGACCTTGTCCATACCCATCTTTCTCTGAGCGTGTACATACGACTTCAATAAAGAAGGCGCATCTTTAATTGCCTTAAGAGAAGGGTCTTGTAAAAGCTCCGGCTCTACTTCCCATCCTTTAGCCCATTCAGGAGCAACGAAGTCCTGAGGAGGTGTGTTTTCTACTGGTGGTGTGTTACTTGGTTCTGGCGTTCCGCCCATTAGTGATTCACTCATAATCTTGTTCCCCTCTTTCTAGTTCTATGATGTATTTATCTATGTCCTCTAGTGACATAGCGGTTGTCTTAATAATTCTTAATAGGATAGACCTAGAGCCTTCATTGAAGTAAGTCTCATGCGAATCTTTTCCTACGGATGAATTGGTAAAATTACAACACTTCATTAAGTCTTTAAGAACTACCTTGCCGTCAGAAGATTCAAAAACCCTCTTATAAGCAAGGATAGTTTCTTTCATTTTGTTCCCAAACATTGTTCCCTCTTATCAGTTTACATATTCTTTTGCGCACCTGCAAGTTTCTGTTGCGTATCTGCATTAACATTTTCTTGCTGTGCTTGAATCATAGCCTGCTCTTGTTGCGCTCTAGCTTCTCTAGCCTTCTTAACTTCTTCTGGGTCATTCAACATATCCTCAGGTAATCCGAAGATATGAGCATGGTATCTGAATACAGAGTCAGCATTTAGATTGTCCATCATCTGTGGAGATGTTTGGAATACAGGAGCTACAGATTGGATTACTCTTGTCAGAGTATCAGCTTCACTTGCTCTTTGTGCTTTAGAAATTTGAGAAATATAGATTGTATCTAAGTTTCTACCTTTAAGAATCTCAGGCATAGGAGCGAATAAACCTTTACGAAGCATAATATCGAATACTCTATCAATGATAGGTTTAAGTAATTCGTTATTTAATCTACCTAGAATAGGCCCCATCGTTCTTAATTTTTCTTCAGTTCTTTGCATTACTTCTGTCGCCGTCATCTGAGGCCCATCTTGTAATTGCAACTGATCTATAAAGAATGCCTGTCTAATTCTTAGACGTGCTTGCTCTATCATATCGTTGTTAATATCTATACGTGAAGTAGACTGTAGATACTCGATCTTATCTTTACTTCCTGCTCTATAAATATTGGTTCCGCCCGGAACTGTCTTAAGCGGTAATAGGAATCCATTATCAGGAACCATCATCGGAGGGTCTGCCGCTTTTTGAGCCGCTCTAATCATTGTTTTCATCATAGAGTTAAGCATCTTAATATCAGGAAGTGCTTTCATTCCCGGACAGCGACCGTATTTTTCACCAGAGATTTTAGTCCATCTTGCTACAGCGTAAGGGCTAGTATTGAACTTACCCTCTCTAAGCATATGAGCTTTATCTTTCAATACATGATAAGAAGCGTATCTTCCTTTCTTATCTCCATAGATAGGCTCTACACCGTGAATGATACAAAGCTTTCTACTATCGTCTTTCATGTAGGCTTGTTTAAGATCGTAGTCTATTAAAGCCTCCTCTCCAAACTCCTGCACTAACTGACGTAATGTATATTCATATTCTCTATAGACTGTGTCTACAACGCCTTTATTATTTTCTTCGATATAGTGTTCATAGATAGGTCTAGCGAAGAAGCGTACTACGTACTCATCATCTTCCTCTACTCTTACAGGAGTAGTACCAATCCCACCTAAATCTAAATATGCTTCGTGAATCTCAGTCTGAAAGTTAGAGTTATTCATTACACGAATCATTCTCTTAACTGCATCCTGCATCCACTGTCTTGCATCTTTGTTGTTGTCGATTTCTTTTTCACCTGTGGCAAAATCAAACCAGATAGACGAAGGGTTAGTTAGCATAGAGTGAAGCGCAGAAGCTAATAGTTCATTAGCGTGAATAGATGTACCATCGTACAATCTGTTGTGCTTATCTTCCCCTACTGTAGCTGAACCATATACATTATCTTTCTGAGGAACAATATACTGGGCAAGAGTTTCCCAATAGGAATCCCAGTTCGATCTATCGCCCTTAAGCTTGCTATATTTTTTTACAATCGCTTGGGCTTTCTCCCCATCAGGTAACTGTGAAATATACATAATTATCCGCCAAGTAAACTACGAGTTTGTGGATTCGACGTTAGTATCGAACCTCTATCTGATATTGCTTGTGAAGCAACTGAGCCTTGACCTAAAAGAGTTCCCCCTTCTGATCTACGCTTCTTGTATTGTTTAGCTATAAGGTCTGATTGATTTTTAGATACATCTATCTGCGCCATGTTCTGCGCATCAATAGCTTGAGTTTTTTGTTGCTCAGATGAGTACATGCTATACCCTGCTGACGCTAAGCTCATAATAGCCATAAGCTGAAATGGATTCATCTAATCTCCCAATTCATTATACTCGGATATATTAATCCGTTCATAATCTCTGATATTAAACTTATTCTCCGGTAGTTGCAAGTCTAATCCCATCATACGGAACGCATCCGCACCGTTAGAAGCCCAGTTATGTAACGGAGAGTCTAAGAATATCTGATTCTTTGAGTCATACTTTCTCTGATAGTTCTTCAAAGCATCTAGCCCTCTTTTGCAGTTTGTTGCGTGGAACCAGATGTTTTTTTGGAGGAGGATTCTAGCCGCATTAATTCCATCAGCAATTGACTGTCTGGGTATAATGTCGGTTCTAATACCATAGTCAAGGAGAGTCTCTTGCCTTGATCTTCCAGTACCAAGTTCTCTAGCCGCACCGTCATGTGGGATTGCATGTCTTTCATATATGTAAGGCCTACTTTGTATTTCCTTAGCATACCATTCTAACCCAACTCCGCCGTTTTCGATATAGTCAATTACACGAATCTCGCTCCCCACATGCTGAACAAACCAGATTGCTGTAGTATCCGATATACCCAAGTCCCAATATGTACTGACAGCGCAAGTCCTATCAGCATCAAAATCAATAATTCTTTTTCTCTTTTCAAGATCATTAATGTACTTACCATAATACGCCCCAACCAATGCGGCTGAGAATGAACATTCGTATTCCTGCTCATATTCCTCCTCACTCATAGTCATCCTAGCTTCGGCTAATTCCTCGTCGTCGAGAACGCCTGTCTCTGATGCTTTATACATTGCCACATACCAGTTATTGCTAACGGTACTAGCGTTCATAGCATTGTCGTAAATATCCCAGAAATGGTTCTGCCCTTTAGGTGTACCGATAAAGATTGCCCAACCCTTACGATCTGATAAAGCAGGTCGAATAACCTGTCCCCAAATGATAGGGTCACACTGAGCGTACTCATCCAGAATAACTCCATCCAAATAAATACCCCTTAATGAATCTGGGTTCTCTGCACCCAATAACATGAAGCGAATCTTATCGCCTCTATCTGGTCTAGGTATGTCGATACGTAGGTCTGCTTCGTTGGCCTTTGCGCCCGGAATTTTCCTACAGAAATCTTTTAAATATTCCCATGCAACCCTCTTAGCCTGTCCGTATGTAGGAGCAATATAAGCGTATTGTGGGTTCTTAAGTTCGCAATTAAGACCTTTATCTATCATCTCTGCTATGGAGAATACAGTCTTACCAAAACGTCTGTGACATACGATTACGTTGAAGCGTGCCAGTAATGTATGTAAAATCTGCTGATAAGGTCTAGGTCTATAGCCAAGATCAATAACTTCTGTACCGTGTGGCATATCATTTAGCAATACGCTAAAATCATCTTCATAGGAGTTCTGCATTTGTTCCCTTTACCAGAACCAATGACCCATTAAAATCCCAATCAAGAAAGGTATTATAGGTCTTTTCGCAAGTTCGTACATACCTGCGCTTAGTGTCTGCTTACCTGTATATAGTACAAACAATTCGTATATAAGCCAAATAAAACCTGTAATTAAAATGAAACTCATTGTCATTGTAGGCATTGCAGGAGGTGTCATTACATATCCCTTATTTCGTGCATTAAGAAATTAACCCCTACTTCCTGAGCCTGATCTGTATCGTTAGTATATCTACATCTCATCACAAGGCCTTGAGGAAGTCTGGCACCAAACTTAGTCTCACGCTTATATTTAATTGTTCCTAGATTAACTGCGTACCCATATTTCTCAAGCTCTCCATACATAGGATGCTCAACTGTATAGTCAGCAACTCCAATAATATCCTGCATAACCTCTGCACCAAAAAAATAAATTTCGTTGTAAGGTATAGTGAAATCAAAGTTATGCGATTGCCCTGCGGATACATTAGCCTTCTGTCCATGTATCTTAGCGTAAAGAACTTTATCCTCACCTGCTAAAACATTAGAACTAATAGCTTCCTCTTTAGTGTTTATGTAAGGAGTTAAGTCTTTAAGATAGTTTATCTGCTCATTAACATCTTCGATTATAGCAATGCCATCTCTGGATATATTAATATCTCCATTAACAATATCCTGTAGGACAAGTATATTCTCTTTCGTCTTAGGTTCCAACGTAGACTGAATCTCTGTGTACTCACCTGCCGGATAAGACGCTCCGTTATAAACTTTCTCACTCTGAGTATTGTTAAAAATAAACTTTGCCATAATCAATCCAATAGAAAAAATAATACGCTTACCGTATCACTAGGGTTTGTACCTTGATCTACCCATCTAAGTCGAAGCAGATCACCTGCATTTAACTGTATGTTTGGATAATCAATTAATGTGTTATCTACATTGTTGAACTGAACGCCGTAAACAATGTTTCCTGCATTAGTGCCATTAACATAAAAATCCATTCTACCATCTATAGAAGTCTTGTTAGAACTGAATGTGTATTCTTTAAGCGTGCAGTTCCAAGGTATTACTATAGGTGTAGTGTTGCTACTTATAAGCTCACTATACCCATGCCAAAAGTTATTACTCATCGTTGCATTATGCAATAGAATTATAGGAGTTCTAATCCTAGCAACCGATTGATTACGTGCCTCTATAATACCGTCCCTAGCGTTCTCTGCCACAAATGGAGGAACGACAGGTACACCATTTGTATCCTCGGTTCCATCAAACGGTACAGCCGCCGCAACAGGGAAAGTAAACGGCCCACTCATACAGCCGCCTGATACTTCTCAGCGATAACCGCTTGCGCTGTTCCTGTAGAAGATTTCATGTATATTTTACAATTAGTTCCGGCAGGTAACGAAAAGAACTGACTTTTAAATAAATCAAAATTACATGCCGTTGTGTAGCCCCATTTAACATTTTTAGTTAAAGCCTGCATCTCAATGTAGACTCTATTCTCTTTAGCAGAAGCCCCTACCTTCACCTCTACAGGTGTAGTAGTCAGGTTCAATACGAGATCATCCCCCATTGTAGGAGCATCATATACACCGACAGACTTGCCTGAGTTTACACTAGCCTTATGTAGCTCGTCTGCCCCTGTAATTTGAACAGGAGAACTCGCTTGGTTCTCCCTATCAATATCATTACCTGCCATCTATTAGCTCTCTAAACCATTCATAAAGCTCATTAAAGCCTGAGATTGGTTATCTACGTTAGTCATAGTAATCTTAACTTTAACACCTGCCGCAATCTTAATAGCACGCTTTAAAGATAAATCTGCGTTAGGCATTGCTGTAGAGTTAAACAATGTACCCTTAGAAACAAAGATACCTGTAGCAACACCTGTCTCAACGAATAACTCACCTTTCATATAACCAGAAGCAGAGATACCCCATTGCTCAAGTTCAAATTCTTTAGCAACAGAAACAGTGTACTCATGGTCTTCACTGTTATTCTTAGTGATCTTAGCCGCTGTCTCTTTGTGCTGATGAATCTCATCGCCCTCTGATTCCTCGATACTTACAGGAAGTGGGTTTGATTTAGAATATGGAACACCGCTTTCATCGTGTAGAGCAACGTCAGCAGAATTAACCACTGTAACGCCGTCGTCATAGCTAACCCCAGTAGGTCTGAAATTCTGTTCAGCCTCAGTAGGTTGTACTGTCGTAGCTGTTCTGTCGTGTAGTATAGCGGCAGAAGAACTAGGACGCTTGTTAGTAGAAGCATTGTAATCCCCGTTTGTTGCTACGTGACCTTCTTGAGATAATAACATCTCTTGATCGTTACCATCAGAATCCTTAGAGAAATTACGTACGTGTACTTTCTTCTCAGAAACCTGAACCTGCTTATCAACACCAGAAGGGTCTGTATAATCTACAATCTTTACATGTACTCTTTCATCATTGCCATCCGCAACTGAACGGATTGGAAGGCTTGAATCAATATCATTTCCTACTGCCATATTATTCTCCTAGAGCTTCTAGCTCTTTTATTTCGTTTGCCAATTCGTTTATAGAGTCCTCAGCAAGCTGAATCTCCTCGTTAAGCTTATCAATCTTTTCCATTAACTTCAACTGATTAATGGCAAGCTCGTCCTTGTGAGCATCCATCTTCTTCATCCGAAGCTTCTTCTCTAGTATTTCCATCTTAGATCGCATACTGATATCCTCTCATTCTAGCGTTAAATAGTCCTGTATTAGTACCCTTATTCTGAGCAATCACCTTAATGTTATCACCCGAAGCTAAGGAATAGTTTTCAAAGTCAAATACTGTCTCATACTTAGTGTAGTATGTCTCCTTCCTCGCCACAACGTCACCGTTAATCTCTATGGTGAAATTGCCCTTATTCATACCAAAGACTTCTATCTCCCTCATCCGTACCTTACGTGAAGCAGGTACAGTGTAATCAATAACGGCAATAGATACTGTAGGTACAATAGAATCCTCATCATACACATTCAACTCCCCCACGAAATCGCCTGCCACTGGAGGTGCAGGGTCTTGAACGTAGATTGCTATCGGCTGTATATACTCATTACCATCTTCATCTTTGGCTCGTAGCTTCAATGGGTATGCCACATCGAGTAACTGCACAGCGTTCTTAAGATATAAGATACTGCCAATTACCTGAAACTTATCCGCAGGGTCGTCTGCGACTGTGATCTCATGCGTCGTACTGTCTGCGTCATATACTGTTATGTTAGCAATAGGTAGACCGGCAACCATACCATCATAAACAATATAGTTATCCAACTCGATAAAATAAGGATACACGCCGTTAGGCTGAGGGTTAAAAGCAAGCGAAGCATAAATCCATCTAAGATCGTTCGCACCTTCTTGTGCATATTCAATCTCCGTGCGCCCATTCTCATCTGTTATCTCTCGCCATATAGACCATCGCTTCTCTGATTCATGCGCACCGGATGGAGCCTCGCCATAGATTGTCTCAAATTCCGAAACAACTAAGACTCGCTTCTCTCTAGGTTTATTGCGATAGAGACCCCATTCAGTTAGATTATTGGGAGATGTAGGACGCTGTTGACTCATTTCTTAGTCTTGCCCTTATTCTTCGGTTTCGGTAAGCTCCCCTTCGGAGTCCCCACCAATGCCTGAAACTCCTCCTGAGTCACTAACTTTATCCGATTGTCCTCTAGTATTGGAATCTTTTTGCTCATTGATTACCTCAATAATATCAGGCTTAGCCTGTCTGTTTATCCCTGTGAACACTACAATCGAAGGAGCAACATTAGAACCAGTATGCTCAATCTTATTGCCGTATGAACTAGGGTCTCCTTTCTCCGCCGCCCATCTGTACTGGTCAGCTTTAAACTTGGCTACAGCTACGTTAGCATCGTCACTAATCGTATTGGCAAGTTCTAATACTCTATCATGATAATACTCGGCTCTTTGTTTCCTTGCAAGTTTAATCTCCTCGTCGAACGTGGGGTTGTTCTTACGCCAATAGGCTATGACGTGGATAGATGGATACATTGGGTCTTTGGCAATCTCCTGCAGCGTCTTGCCCTCACGGATAGCCTGACATACAAGAAGCCCCTGCTCCATGTTAAACCTGTACTTGGATAGGTCTGCAACTAAATTATCCTGACTGATTGTCTCGCCCGTATCCAGACAAATTAATTCATACTTACCTGTTTTGGTATTGAGGATAATTTCTGTGTTTTCAGCCTTTAAAGGCCTGTGCATAAGATTCATATAGTTCCCCACCTTTCAACATAGCATTAAATCTATTTCGGTGGAAGCGAAATTTTAGTTGATTAGTTGAGTAATTTTGTAAGGTAATATTTAAAATGTTGTCCCAGTTGGTGCGGTGACCATTCATGCGCCGACGAAAAAAATTTTTTGGGGGTGCCCCCCTTCAAAAAAACTTGATAAATAGGTTCGGATATTCCTTGTTTTAAGAC